TATCAGTTGTAGGATTTTTAGAAGATGCATCTTTAAGATTAAACATGCTGTCATCTTCTTCCATATCCATAGAACCGATCTTATCGAAGAAACTATCTTTTTGTTTATCTACAGTTGCAGTTCTTTCTTTATATTCATTATAGATCTTTTCAACTTCCTCTACTGGAAGTTTAATACCAGATGCCATAATGCAAACTCGTTCTTGACCTGCTGGAACTGTTTGAATATGAGTAAAGAATTCAAATGGTTCACCGAGTTCTTCACGAATTTTCTTATTATCAAAACCAACATTTTGGCTACGTTCAGATGCATACATAAATACACCAATACGTCTTGCAGTATTAGAATAATCCAAGCTTTTTGTATCGTAAATCATTTCTTCGAATACTTTATCAAAATCAGCTTGTTTCTTAATACCATCAAATTTAACCATTTCAATAGTCATGAATCCTGGGGTAGTAGCAATTTTATATAGATCAGTTTCATCAATATTTTGATTAGAATCAACTAAATCTAAACCAAGATATACACGCATACGATCACAGAATTCTAAGTTAGCTTTATGCTCAGCTTCTTGTTTATTCTTACTAGTAGCTAAGAATTTCTTATTACTAATAGCTTCAACTGTATAGTTATCTTGAAGCTCTTGGAAGTATTCTACAGTATTTTGTAATCCGCGAGCATCATCTTCAAATCCTGTAAATACTACAAGATGTACATTTAGATTTAATACTTCACGGATATATTTAGCTAAAATAGTAGAAGATCCACATCCAGTACCGCCTTCGGAGGAAGATACAATAACAATTGCATCATCATCTGCACCTGGGAATTGATCAATTTTTAATTTTTCAGATTTTAAAGAATCAATAGTGATATTTTTAGCACGGTTACGTTCTTTACCACAGCCACCCATACCACTTCCGATGATTACATTAATATCATCGTAATTATCTTTCATGTCTTTTCGAGTAGTATTAATCAGAAGTACATCTTCTCGATTAAATACGCCATTCTCAATTGCTTGCATTGCGGCTTTATTACCAGCAGCCCCAATACCAATAAGTTTAGCTTTCATTATAATCCTCCTTAGACAAAAAATAAAAGGGATGGACAAATGCCCATCCCAATACTCTAAGTTTACATATTTGTTGTAAATTCTATTATTATTTACATTCCACGAGATTGTCTTAATACACTATAAGATTCACTCATGATTGAATTAATGCCATTAATCCATTTATCAGCGGCACTAGCATACTGCTTATGGCCATAAATCATACCATTTAGATTTGTAGCGCCTTCACTGTAATAGTGTTGGCTAATCCAAACTGCACCATTTACGATGCCATCAGCCATTGTAGAGCCCATATGATGAGCCGCATTAGGATTTACATCTACTGCATTAATACCAAAATAATTACCACGATCTCTAGCTAAATAAGATTTACCCCAATTAGATTCCCAGCTCGCATGTGCGAAAATATAAATTGGGTCTAATCCAGAAGCTTGAGATGCTTGGATAAAGATATCACCATGCCCATTAAATGGGGACCCGCCATTATATTTCTCCCAATGAGAAATAATATTATTCATGTCATCAACTGAAATAACTGCGTGTTGATTTGAAAGATCGGAATAACGGTCTACTGAATAACGAGAATTGTTTCTAATTTCGTTATCTCTAGCTTGTTCTGCAGCTAATGCATCTTCACGTGCCTTAACTTCAGCAGCATCTCTTTCAGCTTTATCTCTGATTTCTAGTCTAACTTTTTCTAATTCAGATTTGGTTTTATTTTTTTCTTCCATAGTTTTATAGTAGTTTTCATAAGAATCTTCTACTGCATCAAACTTGTATTTAAACCAATCTTTTAAAATAATTCTAGTGATTCTTTGATCATATTCTCTATGATTTGTCACTATATTATCTGCCATCTCTTGCACTATTGTATTTTGACGTTCTTCTTCTTTCTGTTTTTGTTCGTCGCTATCTGCCCTAAGTGCAAATACTGGAACGATGGATATAAGACAAATAAGCATTGTGAGTAATGCAAATTTCATTCTTCTCATACCCTTTGACGTACCTGATTGAGTACTCATCGGTTTTGATGTGGAATTCATTTTCATCAGCTCCTTAATATTATAGGATCCACACAGGATTTTGTTCTAAGACATCCTTTCTATTATATATTTTATTACATAAACATATTACCACTGCCTAGTAATATGGAATTTTTACAAAAAGAATGTGCGATGGGGATTGACCACCATCGCACTCATAAAATAATCAAATCAAATTATTTTTGCGATTTTTCATCTTGCTCTTTTTTACTTTGTTCGTTTAGAGCTTGTTGATCTTTTTCTGTTAATTCTTCGAAACCAAGACCCATGTCTCCGATCTCATGAATTACTCCGATTTTCTTATCCATTATATATTTCCTCCATATAATATAAGAAATTTTAATTTTACCCTAATGTTTAGTATTGGTTATTAATTATTAACATATTTCGGCATATGTTAACAATTTTATAATATATAATTAATTATAATATAAACATTATAGTAAAAATATGCAGTTACTGTATATTTAGACGTAAAATTTGGTTAATTCATATTTTACCTCCTTTCAATAATAATTATAAGAGACTGCGGTCTTAGGTTACCCATCTAGTTATGGGTAGCCGATACCGTAGTCTTAAATGAATAAAAATATCCCCATAGGAGTTCAACTCCTATGGGGTATTCTTTTGTTAGTTGCATCTAAAATGCTTATGAATAATTTTAATTGCGTCTCGAGATATGCTTATTTGCTATAGTTTGAGGAGTCATATTATCAATATTAATCAAGTTAGTATTGATATGAGATCCCAGCATATATACATTCATCATATTCTTAGAAAGCACATCTGTTTTACTTTCAGGAATATCTTTTAATGAAACTGTTCCAAGAGCAGAGATTGTATTATACATAGCTTGTTTAGCTTCAGGAGAATCTGCACGTGCTCTAGAAAGTTCTTGAATTGTATTATCCATACCGGATACTACTAGAGATTCCATTTCACGGTCGGATGTAGCACCATTCTTATCATGGCCTACAAGTCTACCTGTTTTATTATCTCTAGATGCAATATTAGTAGAAATAGAGTTCTTTTTAGTTAAGAACTGTTTCATTTTCTTTAAATGAATATATATAACTAATGCTTCTTTAGTACTTACGGGAACTCCATCTTTATTCTTATATAGATCTGGAGTGGATACTTTCTCCATCAATGGTACTCCAAGTACCTTAGCTGCTTTTTCTATTTCAACGAAAGTTGGTTCTATTTTAAATATACGGGTTTGAAATCTATATGGAAATTTCTTAGAAGTATACTTTAGAAATTCTTTATCATCCATAGGTTTAAATTTTTCAGCATAGTATCTAGACATACTACCTGTTTTATCTAAAGCATCCATAACCTTATAGATTAATTCTTCTGCCTTAGCTCGTTCTTTAGTCATATTAAACCTCCTTTAATTTAATAGAGTGTTCAAAATGACGAAAAAAAAATATAAGTAAGGAGATGGGAATTTATCCCATCTCCACTTATTAAACTATCTATCAATAGATAGAATTATTAGTGCTATCATTGGAATACAAGCGATAGCTAGTATTGTACCAAAGTCTGGCATATTTTAATTAACCCCCTTACCAAATATCTCTTTTACAGCGAGAATATCGTATCTACCGGATACGAACTCTGCTGTAGGATAAGACTTTTTAAGTTCTACTACGTCACTACTATGTGACATAATAACTTTTCTAACAATTTCCTCATGGGAAAGTTCTCTTTTCCATGCAGAATCATATACATTGACTGTAAATTTTACAGTCACCTCTATTGCCCAGTCAGAATCGTTTTGTACTGGAATCGCGCAATACGCATTTAGCGTACGCCCAAACTGCGTATTGTTAGATGTAGGACGTCCTACATGAATAGTTTCCTCAGAAGCATGAATCTTCTTCTCATTGGAAACTTTCTTAAATTGGTTATCAATTGCTGTTTGTTCAATTTTCTGCTGAGCAGCAATTTGTTGTGCTGAAGTTGTATCTGCATCTGCTTTAGGTGCATGCAGACCATACGCAGCTCCACCAATAATTGCCATAAGAATGAATACAGCTGCAACTATATTTTTTGTATTTAAGAATCTTTTCATTTTTTATTCTCCTATTGTAAAAACATCAAAGCTAATTTGAGCTTTGCTAGAGTAATAATTATGCCAGGGATTGATATTACTAGCATTATTAATATTATAATAATATCCTTTTTCATATACATACCTCCTAGTACACCCATTGACAAAGATACATTCCAGTATCCTTGTCAAAATGTTTTAGAACGATCTGGTTATATCCAACATCCTTAGCTGCATTTATAGCAGCTACTGCAGCTGGAGTATATCCAGTAACGTACATGATGATATTGTCACATGTCTTTTGTTGCTTTAATTTATTAATCGCAATCTTCTCCATTTGACTATACGAATTATGACCAAATGGAATCTCACTAAATATAAAATTCTTAACAGGCATTTTATGCCTGTTGTTGATGAGGCCATACTCATCAGCTTTATATGGAATTGGTTCGCAATTCCATTCATTGTTTTCATACGTTTCAACATAATCCTCTATATCAGCTAATGAGCCAACATAATTCCAATATTTATATAATTTCATATTATACTATTTCCCCCATTAAAATGAATATTTAAAATAATTATTCACTCCTAAATAAACTCTACTAATTTCTTCTTTAATTTTAACATTTTTA